ATGGCTTCAGCTATGGCAAAGGTACAGACAGCTAAGTACAAATCATTATTGTTACACGAATTTACTGTGAAGATGGCGGACCAAGAGCAAGAGAAAGAGCTCAAGAATGTAGGGGATAAGCAGAAACCTTTCCAAGTAGAAATTATGAACCGTGGGATTATGACCAACGAGGACCTAGAAGCCATGTACGACACATGGTTAGATAAACCTACAAAGGCTGCAGATGATTAAAATGACTGATTACCAGGCAGTTGCCATGTTCAACCCATTTGAGCATTTTTGTTTCTTTGCAGGAGTTGCCGCTGGGAAAACCTACACAGGCTCACATTTCATTCTTAAGTGTTTGGAAGAATACCCAGGGCACACTGCCTTAATAGGGGCCAATACCTATGATCAGTTATCACAAGCCACATTAAGAGAGTTCTTTTACTGGTTAGACTTTTACCAATATGATTACCTAATAGATCAGAGGCCACCGCCAAGCTGGGGGCTGCGAAGAGAGTTCAAAACCTACAAGAACGTCATCACCATAAGACCCAAGAGCGACCCAGACCAAATATTTACCATTTTAACCAGAGTAATGAGCGAACCGAATCCACTAAGAGGTATAGAGTTCACATTTTACTGGCTAGATGAATCCCGAGACACACCCGTAAACACCCATGACGTGGTCATATCGAGGATGAGGGAGAATAAAACAGTACGCAAAGGACTTGTCACCACAACCACCAACGGAGAAGACTGGGCGTTTGAGCGTTTTGTTAAGAATACCAGAAGAGGACAAAAGCTTTACGGGTCCATGCACGTAAAAACATACGCTGCAGTTGAAGCGGGAATTATTTCATTCGACTATTACAATGGCATGAAAATGACCTACTCACCATTGATGGCCCAGCAAGAGCTGGATGCAATGCACGTGAACATTGGGGGCGGAAGAGCTTATTATTCAGGCAATGCGGACAACAGGAAGAGGATTGCGCCTTGGGGTGATGCTTACCCAGCACAGGATAGACCTTTAATAGTCGGTTGCGATTTCAACTTCTCACCAGCACCTTGTGTATGGATGGTTGGGCAGATTGGTCCTGATGTTATGGTTAGCGAGGACCCGAAGGATGGATATTGGTCTGATCACATACATTGGTTTAAAGAAATAGTAATGAGCCAGGCCTCCACACCAGACATGACTCTTGCTTTAGCGAACCAGTACCCCAATTACTTTTATAGAATATTCGGGGATAGTTCAGGTCAAAGAGGAACAACTTCTAATGCTGGTGAACACGATTACGGACAAATGGGCAGAGTTTTAAATGAAATGGGCGCATCCTTTACCTGTGATGTAAACCAATCCAACCCACACGTTAAAGACAGAGTAGAGAACATGTGCAGGATGCTAAACAACTCTGTCGGCCAAACACGCATGACTTACAATCCAGACACATGCCCTTTATTTGATAGCGATATTAAAATGGTCGGTTGGAAGGTTATGCAAAACCAAAACGGCAGAGGGAGATTAGACAATGGCGGTAAAAAAGAACTAACCCACGCTACTGACGGAGCAGGTTATGCTGTGTGGAAACTCTTCCCTTATATCTCAAGAGTTAGTATTGGTCTTTCTGTTAAATCAACTAACGATGAGATTAGAGACCAGTATTAATGAATATGTTCATGAGAATTTTTATGTACGTCAAGGCGCAGCTTAACAAAAAATATTGCCTCGGTTGCGGTAAGTTACTAACCTCAAAAAAGTCACGAGATATAGGATACGGCCCAGAGTGCTTGCGCAGGAGACCGTCAGTTAAGTATAAAGAGTTAGAGCAAGAGGGGCAACTGAGGATAGGTGGGGATGATGTCAACCAGGTTTGATGAGGCACTGGATTTCTTTTTACAAGCAGAGAGAGAATATCAATCAAATAAAACTCCACAAAATGAAAAGCTTTACGGGCTATCTAAATACGCTTTGTTTGTAATATCAAAAGAAGCCAGTCAGGCACTTTCTTATTACGCAAGTGGCGGTAACGATAACGGAAAATTAGCAAATGAAGTTCTGAAAACAAGACCAACCAAGGAATGTAAAACGTGCTAGGAGGATATAGTGCAAACACAAAAACCATCATATTACGAAGTTAAGGAACGCTTCGGACCGTATAGAAAGCCAACAGAGAATACTGCTCCCAAGTTTAAATCTATTCAAGAGAAGGCACTAGAGTTTGCTTTACTTATTGATCAACTTTGCCCAGACAGCAAACAGAAGTCATCAGCGCTAACACTGTTAGAGCAATGTAAGATGTCAGCAAACGCAGCCATTGCAATCCATGAAGGTGAGCAGGTATGAAGATAGTAATAACGGGAAATAAAGGTTTTATAGGCTCACATTTAACTAAGATGATTTGTGATAATTACCCAGAGTCAGTCATCTATGGGTTAGATGCTGGCACATACGCAGCACGACCACCAGTATATAAAAAGAAACCTGCCAACCTCGTAAGGCTTAAGATAAATATTCAAGATCAACTAGCAGTACGTAAGGTGTTACAAAAAATACAACCAGATCAAATATATCATTTAGCGGCCGAATCTCATGTGTGTAGATCTATCACCGGACCAAAAGACTTTGTGATGACTAACATATTGGGCACGTGGAATTTATTAGAGGAGTATAGGGATGTCCAACAGGCAACAGGAAAACAAGGAACGTTTTTATATGTCAGCACAGATGAGGTCTTTGGTGAGATATCCAAAGGAAAATTTACAGAGAGTTCACCGATTGAGCCTAGATCGCCATACGCTACTGCGAAAGCAGGAGGAGATTTGCTCGTCCAGTCTTATCATACGACTTATGGGCTTGATACTCGCATTGTTAACCCTTCTAATAATTTCGGTCCTAATCAGCATGACGAAAAACTTGTCCCTAAAACAATTTTTAGATTATTGAAAAACCAACCAGTAGACATATACCAGGACGGAAAACAAATCAGGGATTGGTTATTTGTTGAAGACTGTGCAAGAGGTTTAATTACCATCATGAACAAAGGGAAATCAGGGCACCGTTATTTACTTGGCGGTGATAATGAGAAAACAAATCTAGAGATGGTTAAGGCGATCGCAGACATAGTACAGTATATGAAGCCCGAAGTATTAGTAAAATTACGTTTTCTAAAAGATGCGCGTCCTACGGATGACTTAAGATACGCTCTTGATATACAGAAAGTGAAGGCTCTAGGGTGGGAACCAAACAAAAACAATTTCAAAACTAATTTACACTATACAGTCATGTGGTATTTTGAGAAGCTTTTAACTGAGGGGCAGCTCGCTGCTCAAGGACGGGTATAGCCATGGCGTTGTCCCTCAATATTTCTAACACTGAAGTACAAGGTTGCAAGAAAATCTCAATGGAGTCTTTCAAAGACCAACGAGGTTTCTTTAGAGAGCAGTTTAACATAATACCTTTTGAACAAGCTGGCTTACCTACTGATTATCCACAAGACAATATCTCATGGTCATATAAGAACGTACTGCGCGGCTTACACATGCAAACAGTCAACCCACAAGGAAAATTAGTGAGCTGCCCAGTAGGCAAAATATTCGATGTTTGTGTGGATGTAAGACCAAACAGCCCTACTTTCGGTAAAGTGGCTTCGGCGATAATAGGCACCAACGATGCTTTATTTTGTCCACCAGGGACATTACATGGGTTTCTAGCCCTAGAAGATTCAATGGTTTACTACAAATGCACTACACTATACGATAAAAATTCAGACGGTGGAGTGTATGCTATGGATCCAAAGCTAGAGATACCATGGCCTAAATTAGATACAACCTGTGTGATGAGTGATAAAGATATGCACTTACCTACATTCGAAGAATTCTTTAAGAGGTGTGAATGGAAAACGACGGAAAAATAAAATTTATTAGCCCACTAACAGTAAATAGAACAGAAGCCATGGAGCAGAGATTCGGCAAAGTCAGCAATGTTAGTATTCTTGATAAGCCAGCCACTAATGAAATTGTAGACGGTGAGCTTGACGAGATGCTTTATGCCCGAGAAGCGGAAATTAAATCACTTGATGATCTAGTTCAGCAACGCGGCACGTCCATACCTGCGTTATACAACCAGGTTTATAAATTTATACAAAACCCGTCCACAGTTTCAGTGGAGACTTTTAAGAGAATGGTCGACACAGATGACACTGTTGGTTCGGGCGTAGACTTTCTGACTACCTGTTTAGCGGCAAGGCTTGGTCGTTACACACACACCAACCCAGAGATATCTGAGTTCATTAATAAGGCACTCGAAGAGATTGATGGCGGTTGGGTAAATTGTGTTAAGGAAATACTTTCAGCTTCGTGGGCTGGTTTCTCCGTAGGCGAGAAGGTATGGGCCAATACGGACAGAGGTTTTATAATTAAAAAAATTGTGCAATTACCTCCGTCAACCGTTTTATTTGAAACAGAGCGCACAGGAGATTTAACAAAAGATGGCATCCTTCAGTATCAACGTAACTACAACCCTGGTTTGTATCAGTCTGGTAGTAGTTATTTATTCGGCTTTAGCGGTCTTGGAAATACATCGCAGAGTCATGGCGTAAGATACCGTCCAGATCCGTACGCAAAGCTAGGAGACTTACCCTTTCCAATACGTTCACCCAATTTGTATAGTTATTTATCTATACGAATACCAGTTCAAAAGTGTGTCCACTATTCATTTGATCTACAGGGTAAGTTTGGGAACCACTACGGTCGGTCTTTACTTAGAAGAGCCTACAAACACTGGGTACTTAAGGATGCTGTTATGCAAATGCTTGCAACAGCTCTTGATCGCAAGGGGACACCACTTACAATAGTGTACGTTGATCCTAATGCTACGTTTGTTGATGCTGACAGGTCTTCAGGGACAACTTCAAACAGAGACAAGGACGTTGGTTTAAAGGCACAGTACGCAGTTCAGAGAGCCTTTGCTAATATCCACAATGACTCTACGATCATATTGCCAGGTAAAAAGGATCAGTTCGTATCTACAGATTTCGTTAACCAAACTTCGAATGCTACGGACTTCATTGCAACACTAGAGTTCTTGAATAAATCAATTATGAGATCGCTACTTATACCTTCTTTGGTATTTGCTAACGGAGACGGATCAGGATCATTCGCATTAGGACAAGAGCACTCAAAAACATTTGATAAAATACTAGACGGCTTTTTATCTGGCCTAGATAGCGTGCTTATAAACCAAATAGTATCGGACATGATTAAGCTTAACTTCCCAGAGACGGCATGGAAAAAGGACGGCTTAGGTGAGTTCTTAAGAAGAGAGCTTTCAATAGACGAGAGAGATAAAGAAATGAACTGTGTAGCTATCGCAATCGATAAAGGCGCAGTTGATATGAATGATCTCGATGACTTAAACAAAATAAGAGAGATTGCCGGCTTTAAGCCAAGAAACACAGCAATACCGCAGCCAGAAATGTTTGACCTGGGTGACGATGAAGATTTAGATGATGAAGATCCAGAAGAAAAAAAAGGAGCAACAAATGGCGGTAATGGTGGAAAAGCAAAACCCGAAGGCACTGTCTGAGTCGGAGATGACTCAGGTGTCGTATGAGCAATCTAGAGTCGAAGAGTATCTATTGAGGAATGTTTCAGCTCTTAAAGAGTGGATAAAGTCTCACCCAAATCAAAAGCCTCCTGTGTATTACAGGCAAGAGGACGATAAAGTAGTTTGGGTTAATCGCGCTGAAAGAAGAGAATTAGTGAAGTCACAGGCAAATAAAACTCGCATGGTGAAGCCGCAACCTAAAAACAAAACCAGACTCTCTGAAGCAAAATGATTCCTTTAATAAAACCAACGATGCCTGATCTTATAAAGGCAGAAGCTTACTTAGATAGATCACGAACAGAAAAACAATTTACAAACTTTGGGCCTTTGCACAGGAGTCTTGTTCAACGGTTGTCTATAATCACAAACTCTCACGCTCTCCCTGTTACCTCAGGCACCACAGCCATAGAGGTTGCCTTACTTGTATTAGGACTTAAAGGGAAGAAAGTAGCGGTACCAGATTTTACGCACTCTGGGACGTTCCTTGCGGTCACACGAGCAGGAGCAAAGCCAGTAATTATGAGTTCAAGTGTAAAGACTTGGACCCTTGATATGGAGCTATTAGAGGAGTACTTAGAGGAATACGATGCTTTTATTGTGACCAGCCCATTTGGTTATTCAGTAGACGTTGCCAAGTACGATAAGTTTGCCGAAAAGTATGGCAAGCTAGTAATCTATGATTTCGCAGGGGCATGGGGATTCTTCCCGTTAACCAATAACCCAGTTTGTTACTCATTCCATAGTACGAAGAACTTTGGAGTAGGTGAAGGTGGGATGGCTTGCTTTGATAGCGCGGAACAATGGGAAGCTGGCAGGAAGATAATAAACTTCGGCACACTTGAAGATAGAAGTATAGAAAGCGATTCAGGCTTTAACGGAAAGATAGATGAATTTAAGTGTGCTCTTATACATTCGCAATTAGATGATAAGGATTTAATCACCCAGAAGATAAT